TAAATCATTGACTGTTACCTGATCTGTAGCATATGCTGCAACTCCAGAGCCAAGATACGTTTCAACCTTTTTTCTTTCTGCTTCTGAAACAAAACTTGGCTTAACTACAATAGGATCGTCTGTAGTACCTAGTGGGCCTTGTGACTTGAATGAACCAATCATTGTCTTCCAGCTTGATATTTGATCCTTTAATGCTTTTATTTCTGCTGTATGAGATGCAATTGTTTCTGCCTTTGATTGAATATCCTGCAGAGCCTGCAGTTGTTCGTTAAGCTTGTCAACATAAGCTTGTTGAGCATCTACTTGTCCCTGCTTTGCATCTATAGCTTGTTGTTGCTTATATTGAGAAGCTTGTTGCGATTGAACTGTTTTTAGTTGAGCAGCTTGTAGATAATTTCCACCAATTTCAGCTTGCTTAATCTGTTGAGTTAAATCAGTTTGTTTATTTAGGTAATCGTTTTGCTTATTAATAACATCAGCCTTATGCTGCATTGCTGCTAATTGATCTTGTAAATTTTTCTTAATAAGTTCTTGAGCTTTAATTTCTTTCTTTAAGGCATCTTGCTTTGCCTGATTTCCAGCTCCCGCTGCATTTGTAGTTTTACCTAATGCTGCTATCTGACTATTTAATGATTTAATTTGAGAGTTAGCAAAATCAGTCATAACCTTAGAATCTGCTAAACCTTTAACTCCATTAGCAGCCAAGAAACCAGATACGGCACTATCTCCTCCAGCTGAAGCGATCATTTGAAGTCTCATCATTGCCTGTGTTGCTACTACTGTTTTACCAAAAACTTTTTCTATTTGAGTAGCTAGTCCATCTAATTTTGTGTCTCCAGCATTTTTAACAGCAAGTCTAAATGCATTCCATTGAATTACTCCTTGATGAGTATTCTTTGCTATAGATGTTAGAACAGTACTTAACTGTTTTCCTTTGACTTCGCCAGTTGCAATCCCTTGAGCTATTTTTAACATAGTATCCCCATAGATTTTGCCATAAAGAGATAAATGCTTATAGCTATCTGCTGTTACATCTTGCACTTGAGTTTGTTGTTCAATTTTAGAAATAAATTTGCTTGGATCGTTTTCTAAATTCTTGTATGTTTCTTTAACTCCATTTTCAAATTTCTTTCTTGCTACATCTGCTCTTTGGAAAGCCCATTTAACTCCACCAAATAATGCTGTACCAATTGCAATTTCAGGAAGTATAGGTGCGAGTGCTGGGATGAATGAAGCCATACCAGTTACGCTTGCTACGCTACCAAGTATATTCTTCGCTCCAGAAATATCTGTCCCGCCAACTTTATTAGGCATCATTCCTAATACCATAGGAGCCATCATGGAAGCAAGACCAAATTTCATTCCTGCACCTTCGCCAAGTAATTTTCCTAGCCCTAGCTTACCAAGCATTCCACCTTTTGAAGCTTTTGCAGCAAGTGAATATTTTGTAGCATAAGTTCCAAATTTTCCAGGCTTAAATTCTCCTGATCCCCCTCCAAAACCTGCTCCTGCAGCACCTCCAACTTCGGCAGCTCCAAGTGCAGTACCAACTGCTCTTGCTGCTGGAATCTCTTGAGCAACTCCTGTTACTTCTGCTTGTGCCAGCTTAGCTCCTGCTGCTTTTGCTTGTTGAATAATTGCTGGATCTTCAACTCCCTTTACGAGACCTCCACCCATATTTCTTCCAGCTTCTGCACCAATCTCAGATGGAGAGTGTGATTGAGTAATTGTTCTTACTGCATTTCTAAATTCAGTATCAAATTTTAATTTAAATCTATTAACAAAGTCCTGTACATTTCCACCTAAGTTTTGTACAGACTCTTTCATCTTAGCAAAGGTCATATTGACACCTTCGCCTAAGTGGGCCATAACAGACTGCTCATAAGCTTGTGTTTCTTGTTCAAGAACTTGGAACTGAGTTTTAAATCCAGTTAATGAAGATCCTGAAACTCTTGTTCCCTTTTGGAACATGTTATTTTCTGACCAAGCTAACGCTGCTGCTTGACTTTGTGATCTTAAACTCTTATAAGAACCTAGGCCAGGGATAGGCATTCTTCCTTCTCCTCCAGCTGTTCCACCATTCATTCCAACTACACCAGCAGTTCTTATATTGCTTATTGTTGAATCTAGTGCGACCGTAACATCTTTTCCAGCTACATTTAGAGTTGCTGCTGTTTCTTTTAGTTTAGGAATAATATTTTGAGCAATCCATGCATCATCAACTTTTTCTACATTTCCTACAGCATTCATTAATGCATTAGAAGCAGTTTCTGCAAATTTTGCAGACATTGCTTTAAATTCAGGTTCATGCTCTTTAAACTTAACTCCCATTTCTTTTGCCATTGCAACTGAAAGTGAAGCAAATGTTGCAGATCCTTGAGAAGCTATTTGTTTAGCTAATTTTGCTGGATCCATGCCACCTTTTGATAGTGCTTGGTTGTATGATTCTGGAAGGAACATTGTTGCATTTCCCCAGCCTTTTACTGTAGATGATTCGCCAATTATTCTACTTTTCGCAAGACTACTTTCATACCCAGTTTCATATCCTGGTAGGCTGTCATTCATTATTGCATTAATAACAGATGCATGCTTTATAGAATTTGGATATTGAATAACTGCTTCTTTACCTGTAAGCATTGCTGGATAAACATCACCATGTGAAGGGTTTCCAGGAACCCATCCTCCAGATGCGAATCCTGGGAATTTCATTTGTCCTGGGTGAGCAACTGATCCCATCCCCATGGCTTCTCTTTGAGCAAGCGCAAGTGCTGTAAACTGTTCTGTTAAATCAAATATAGATTTTCTTAAAATATTAAATGCTGTAGCATTACTTGTAATTGCTTCTGGCATAAGATCCATTTGATTACGAGCTGCGATTGCACTCTTATCAAGATCTTCGTAAAAATTACGCATTCCATGTAGTCCTGCAAGAAACTTATTTTCAGATGATGCTGCAGACTCCATTCCCTGCTTAAACATTCTCATAGCATTAACGCCACGTAAAACGTTACCAATTAAGTTAGCAAATAAACCAACCATCATAATTAATGGTCCTATTACAATTAATCCTGCTAATCCCCCGCCAAATAAGTTTCCAAATAATTTTGCTGTTGGGCCTAGTACATTAGCTATTGACTTTACAGCATTGATAATCTTATCTACAACTTGTCCAATTCTTGAAAATGAATTTAAGAACATACTTCCTATTGGTAAAAAGTCTGCCTTTAAAGTTTCGACCATTCTCTTAAATCTACCTGAAGCAGATTCTGTTTGTTGCTTTAATTCGTTAGAAGCTAGTTTAGCGAGATCTGCAGAAGAAGCACCCATTAAATTAAAAACTGTTGCTGTTTGTGTTCCAGCTTTATTGATGTTATCTAAGAGTGCCTGTATTCTTGCAAACTGATATTTACCAAATAACTTTTCAATTAATTGTGCTTGAGCTAGTTTGTCCAAACCTTTCATTTGATCTGCAAGTGCCTTAAGCATAAGGATTGGCTTACCACCTGTTTCTCCTGCTATTTTTGCAAGATCGATGTTGTAAGCTTTAAAAGCTTTTTGAGCATTTGATGCTGGATTAATTAATGATGACAGTGCAGATTTAACTGCGTTAGCACCTTGTGCTGCTGGAACCCCAGCTTCTTTCATAGCAACCATCATTGCTGCTGTATCTTTGAAAGATCCTCCCAATTGTTGAACAATAGGTCCTACTCTAGGAATTGCATCTACTAAATCTTGTAGAGAGGTAGATGTTTGATTTTCTACTGCGTTAAGGAAATTAACTGCATCGCTTAATCCTTGAGTGCTTAACTTATAAACATTTTGTAAAGAAACAGTTGCCTGCATTGCTTGTTGATGATCTAGCTCTCCAAGTGTTGCCAATCTAATAGCTTCTCTTGTTGCCCCAAGCAACTTAGCTCCTTCAAGTCCAGTAGCTGCTAAATCAGCTGCCATAGATGCTGTTTCTTGAACAGATGTTCCAAGAGTTCTTGCTAGCTCTGAGCCTAGTGCCGTTACATCTTGTCTTATTTGTTTTAATGCTGCCTGTGTAGGTTGAACTAATCCTGTTCCATAAACCTTTTGCATTCTAGTTAATTCTTTATCAACCTGTAAGAATGCTTGAGAAACACCAGCTCCAAACATAGCCAATGGCATTGTAAGACCAACAGTTAGCTGACGGCCCATCCACTGAGTATTTTTACCAAAATCAATTAATTTGATAGAGCCTTGCTGTAAAGCTGTATTTAAAGCTTTCTGATAAAATATTTGCTTTTCTTGTGCAGTTACGACACCATTAATATCTGTAACTAATTTTGCATATCCTGGACGAAGTGGGTCTGCAATTGCAACTGATCTATTTAATCTTGCTTGAGATGTTGCTAGTGCGTCTAATTCTGAAGACACTCCCTTAGCACTATCCCGCCAAATTTTGTAATAATTACTTAAGCTTAGCTGCCCGCCTTTTAATTGCTTACCAAATTTTTCAACACTATTTGACATAGCAACGTGTTCAACTGTAAATGCACGGGTAGACAAAACGGCACTATCAAAAGCAGACTGTGCTTGTTTAATAGATGCCGTTACTTGTGGAGTAAAAGGTCCACCAACAGAAGCTTTTTGAAGCGATAACATCGCTTCTTTTAGTTTAGCTACTTCTGCATAAACCTGTTGAAATTGCGCATTTGCAATTATATTTAATTGAATATTATTCAATTATTCCTCCACTATATGTCCTAAACCTAATCCGATTCCAAACCCTTCATGTTGAGCGTTAAATCCTTTTAAGTTAGTAATATCATCATTAGATGATTTTTCCTCTAGGTCTACACCTTGGAGTGCTGCAAGAAACTTTTGTTCTGCTTCAGTACGCTTTCGCATTGCAGTTAAAGTTGCAAGCAACTCCTCCATAGATAATGACGACTCTAGTTCGTCATAATTCTTCCAGTGACCTAGAAGAAAAACTTCTGATTCAAGGGCGGCTAAGTCTAGAGATTCCCAGTTAGACTCGCCCCTGGGGAGTTTGGGTCGTCATTAAGTTTTAAACCACCTGCGACTTCCAAAATCTTCATTAGCGTTGGTACTTCAATATTATCTTCGAACTTGTCTTGATCTTCTGCAAGTTCTGGAGCAAACTGCTCCATGCAAATCATTCCTGCCTTAACAAAAATTTCCATTGCTGCTTCTTCTGTTATATCTTTATTTTCTTGCAATGGCTTTACTTCAGCAAGAAATTTCTTTAATCTATTAATTTTAAGTGGTGCTACTGTTATTACATCTCCGTTTGAAAGCTTGATTTCAAGCGTTTCATATACTGTTGTTGGCATTGTTCTCCTTAATTACCTCTGTATAATTATAGCAATTTCTATATAAAAAACATAAAGGTTCCGCCCTTTTCAGGGCGGACCTTCATGAAATTATTCATTTTTTTTAATTATCAGACTGTGCTATAAACACGATCGATAATTACACCATACTCTGCTCCATCATAAGCATCGTTATCATCTGGAAGGCAACGGAACTGAACTGGGAATACAGTTGCAGTGTCACGCTTCAAACCATGAGATGTTACTTCAACCTGAACAACTCTACGTGCAATGTAGATACGCTCCTTCTTGTTAACTGCTGATACATCAACAGGGTCTGCTGCTGTACCAATGTTTCCTGGAGCATTACCAATTGCAACTAGAGAACGTTCTACTGGAGCGTCACCTAGTGCGCCTGCTGCTAAGTTAAGCTTAGCATTGACTGCTGATGCTGTTGAGGCATCTGCTGGAGTAAATGTTGTATTGCTTGTTCCTGTTGAACCGCTATAAGTTAAAATAGGATCTGATTGTCCAAAAACAAGATTTATATTTTCAAGTGTACCTTCTGTAAGTTCTGTCTTAAGCATAACTTTAAGTGTTTGCTTAAACAGACGAGCTGCATCAAGAAGTTGATCAACCATAACTTCACCATAACCTGGTTCGTATGCTACTTCAAATCCTGTGTTGGTATAACCAACATCACGCCACTTACTGCTTCCTGCTAAATAGCCACCCGCTTTTTGTGTTCCCCATGCTAAATCTCCTGCACCTGGAACGGTTGTTGGACGATTAGCACCAGTATCTGTGCTCACAAAAACTTGTGCTGCACCTACAAGTACATTTTTTACATTTGCTGCCATTATCTATTCACCACCTTTATCTTTATAAAGTTTGACAAAATCTTCCTCGTAAAACCAATAGTAGCATACTAGGTCTATAATACGAACTTAGAACCTTCCATTTGAGCTTGTTTTACGTGAATAATTATAAGTAAAAGTCACGCTAACCATCTGATAATCTCCTTCTGCATTAAAAGGCTCTGGAGACATTACAGAATCTATTGAAATATGATGATATAGGAATTCTGAATTCCCGCCTAAATAGTCATTGATATCTTTGGCTGACTCATCGTATCTTCTAAATAGATCGTGGAATAAGTTTGTCATTTGATTTAAAACATCATAATTTTGAGATATAGCAGTTATAGTCATGGCTTCTTCTGTCATCCACCATTGGACTGGAACTGGTTTAATTTCAAAATCATAAATCATGTAAGTTTTCCCAGGAAGTAGGTTGTTAAACTCTGGGATTTGTTGAGATGGAATAATAGGAACCATGTTCTCATAAAATCCATCTGCAAAATAATCATTTGGGTCAAGTAGCCCAACCTCTACAATAGAATCCCAGATATAAGATCTAATGTCTGCTGCTGCTATTTTAGTATAATCTGTCATACAACGTCAACCCCTTTTGAATATTGTTTCAATAAATTAATTATAGCATTTCTTACCTCTGTAGGACCTGCTTTTTTATTATTAAGAACCTTTGCTATTTCAGCATCTATTTTATCCATAATCCCAGATGAGCTAATTACTGAATTTACCTTTGTATTAAACCAATTATTATAAAATTTTTCAAAAGATCCTTTTACCTTTTTCCCACCAGGGTTATAATTTCTAATTATTGTACCTGCTGCAACAAAACTTAACTTGCCTCCAGAAGGGATTGGGGTTGGCTTTGAAGCTCTAAAAATTACTGGCTTACCAGATTCCATTATTGAAGCTTTATCTCTAAAAATATGTCTCGATGCAACTGATTTTCCTGTGCGACCAGGGGCCAGTAGTTCTGGAGAAACTGGAACTTTTGTTTTTGATTTTATAAATCCTGGCTTAATAATTAATTTTCCGCCCGCACTGCTTTCTTTATATAAAAAGAATAATCTTCCAGAATTTAATCCTATCTTATTCCATTCGTATATATGATGGTATGTCTTAGGGTTTCCTTTAGCTTCTATGTTCATTGCTTTTACAAAAGATTGAGAACTCAGTGTAAAAACTGCATTTGCAAGTTCTTCTAGCACAACCTTATTACTAAGCTCTTTAATGCCACCGACTTTTAGATTTAATTCAGATTCTATATTTAGAATATCAAACTTATTTGCTTTCAGTGTTATCATTTTGAATATGAACCCTTTGCAATGTAACTTCATAATAAGATACTTTGCCAAATGGGTCTAACACTGCATGTGACGCTATTACGTCAAAAATTGTATCTGGTGTATCGTATTTATCTACTTCAACATAAACTTGTTTTCCATCACTTGATTTGATACCAGATATTCTCCATCTTTTAGAAAATGGAATCAAGCACTTCATCTTCAATTGAAGCTTTTCGTCATATTCGTTGTGCTTACCTATATCAAATCTTTTATTATCAAGCCTAGTTGTTCCTCCACCAGACTTAATCGGTTCAACTTTACATTCAATAGTAGTGTCATATACCCATTCTCTCAAGAGAACTCCACTTGACTCAGACTGCTTATTTTTTTGAATATATATATCAGCAGTCATATTCATAATGCTACCAATGTAAGATGGCAACATTAGATGATCACGATCCCAGTATTTCTATAGTTATCTAGGATTGAATCTACTATAACATCGCCTGTTCCATTAAATGCTCCATCTGCAAGCTCAAATGAAATTTCAGATAAGTTTACTTTCTTTAAATATCT